GTTAGACTAAGAGAAGATAGTAAGGCAAAAGGCAGGTGGGAGACCAATCAAGGTGGGGAATACTTTGCAGCGGGTGTTGGCGGTTCTATCACAGGACGAGGGGCGGACTTACTTATTATTGATGACCCACATACTGAACAAGACTCAATGTCTGATTCGGCTATGGAAAGAACTTTTGATTGGTACTTATCTGGCCCTAGACAGCGTCTACAACCAGGAGGCTCGATTGTACTTGTAATGACAAGATGGGCTCAAGATGATTTGACTGGTCGATTAATTAAATCACAAAATGAACCTAAGTCAGATCAATGGGAAACAATTTCTTTTCCAGCTCTATTAGGAGAAGATGAAAATATTCAACCCGTGTGGCCTGAATATTGGAACCTAGAAGAATTAGAAAAAGTTAAAGCGTCCATATCAATTAGAAACTGGTCTGCCCAGTACATGCAAAATCCTACATCGGAAGAGGGGGCAATTTTAAAAAGAGAATGGTGGCAGCCGTGGACCGGGGATCTTCCTACATTAAAACATGTCATACAATCCTATGATACTGCGTTCAGTAAAAAAGAAACTGCCGATTACTCAGCCATTACCACATGGGGAATATTCACGCCTCACGAATCAATGCCTGATGCTATTATGTTAATTGATGCAGTAAAAGGTAAATATGATTTTCCAGAATTAAAAATGGTAGCCCTAGATCAATATAAGTATTGGCAACCAGAGACAATTGTAATTGAAGCTAAAGCGAGTGGACAAAGTTTATTACAAGAATTAAGACGAATGGGTATACCGGTTATGGATTACACCCCAGGAAGAGGCCAGGATAAACACTCACGAGTCAACGCCTGTGCTCCTATATTTGAGTCTAAACAAGTATATTACCCTAGAGACGAACATTGGGCTCAAGAAGTAATTGAGGAATGTGCAGCGTTTCCTCATGGAGAGCATGATGATTATGTAGACAGTACAACACAAGCTATGTTAAGATATCGACAAGGTTCTTTTGTAACAACTTATGCTGACGAGGATGAGGTTGAAAGTTATAAAGAACGTAAATACGTATATTATTAAAAGGAGACGACATGTCAAAAAAATCAAGAAAAAGAAATAAGTTACTCCTAGCTGGTGCTGCTTTATTTGGCGCATCAAAGTTAGGAATGTTAGGTGGTAAATCCACTGCATCAAATATTGTTGGTAAAACAGATGCATTTAAAAAATCTGTTACAGAGTTTTCTAAGAAACCATCTAGTAAAGGACCTTTACTAGGAGCTAAAGATATAGTTAAGAAAAAAATACCTGGGAAAAAAGTAAAAGATGTTATAAGAGGTGGACCTTTTAGTATGTTTGGTCTTACTTCAACAAAACCTAAATTTTCAGAAGAAAGTGTTGCAGCATTTAAAAAATCTAATGAAGCTCAAAAAAATAGAAGATCAAAAAGTATTTTTGGAATTAATATAGAAAGTTTAAAATCAAAAATAGCTAAGGCTGCAGAAAATAAAGCTGCAAAAAAAGATGCTTTTAATTTAAAGGTTAAAGCTAATAACGCTAAAATAAAAAACCCAGGTAGTTATTTTAACAAAGGAACAATGGTTAAAGCTCGTGGCGGTGGAATGGCGAGAAATAAACCGACTAAACTTTATTAATTTTTAACATGGCTGAAATTGAAAAAGCAATTGAAGAGGAAATAATAACTCCTGATTCTGAAGAAGTCGATATTGAAATTGAAGGTGAAGAACCAACAATCGAAGAGAAAGTTTCTGAAGCTGAAGAATTTTTTAAAAATATCGCAGAGGACATGGATGATGACGTTCTTCAAAGATTATCTAACCAACTGTTAGATGATTATAAAAAGGATAGAGTATCAAGAAAAGATTGGGAAACTTCTTACACTAGTAATTTAGATTTACTTGGTATTAAACATACGGAGATGACTAAACCTTTTAAAGGTTCGGCATCCGTGACTCATCCACTTTTATCAGAAGCTGTTACACAATTTCAAGCACAAGCCTATAAAGAATTACTCCCGTCTCAAGGACCAGTAAGAGCAAGAGTCCTTGGTACAGAAGATAACGAAAAAGTTAATCAAGCACAACGTGTTCAAGATTTTATGAATTATATGATCACGGAAGAGATGGAAGAATACACTCCAGAGTTTGATCAGTTATTATTTTATCTAGCACTAGCAGGATCAGCATTTAAAAAAGTTTACTATGATGAAGTCATGCAAAGAGCTGTATCTAAATTTATTCCTGCAGAAGATTTAGTAGTTCCATATTATGCAACTGATTTGATAGAGTGTGAAAGAATTACTCATGTTATAAAAATGGGAGAAAATGAGATACTTAAAAAACAAGCATCAGGATTCTATCGAGATGTAGAACTAAAACCAACTTCAAGTGGTCCCACAGAAATTGAAAAAAAATATCAAGAGTTAGAAGGAGTAACACCTTCAACTGATAAACAATATTCTTATCAAGTTTTAGAAATGCATGTTGATTGTAATTTAGAAGAATTTGAAAACACTAATTCAGAAAAAGAAATTAAAGTTCCTTACATTATAAGTATTGATGAAGGTTCAGGTGAAGTTTTATCTATATATAGAAACTATAAACCTAAGGATGAAACTAAAAAACGTGACGAATACTTTGTACATTTTAAATTTTTACCAGGGTTAGGGTTTTATGGTTTTGGTTTAACACATATGATTGGTGGATTGTCACGTACTGCTACTCAAGCACTAAGACAATTGCTAGATGCGGGTACACTATCTAATTTACCTGCTGGATTTAAGTCTAGAGGAATAAGAATTAGAGATGATGACCAACCATTTCAACCAGGAGAGTTCAGAGATGTTGATGCCCCCGGGGGTAATATCAAAGATCAGTTTCAAATTTTACCATTTAAGGAACCATCAGCTACATTATACCAATTAATGGGATTTGTTGTTCAAGCAGGACAGAAGTTTGCAGCCATTACTAACATGGATACCGGTAATGATGCTCAAAATAGAGCTGTTGGTACTACAGTTGCAATGTTGGAACGTGGTTCAAGAGTCATGACTGCAATACACAAGCGATGTTACTACTCAATGCGTAAAGAATTTAGACTTTTATCAAAAGTATTTGGTACATATCTACCACCAATCTACCCATATTCAATATACGGTGCAGATCAAGCAGTAAAACAAACTGATTTTGATGATAGAGTAGATGTTATACCGGTTGCCGATCCTAATATTATGAGTATGGCACAAAGAGTAACGCTTGCTAACGAAAATTTAAAAATTGCTATGTCAAATCCTATGATGCACAATTTAAGGGAAGCATATCGAAGAGTATACGAAGCATTAGGCACTCAAGACATAGATCAACTATTAAAACCTGAGGAAAAACCAATACCAAAAGATCCTGCAATAGAAAATATGGAAGTTTTAATGCAAAAACAATTAAGAGCCTTTCCTGATCAAGATCATGACGCACATATAAATGCACATAGAGCATTTATGTCAACAAGAATGGTTCAAATTAATCCTCAAGTATACTCAGCTCTACAAGCACACATATCGGAACACGTTTCAATGAAAGCTCAGGGCGAAGTTAGTATGATGATACAACAAGACCCTAATATGCAACAAATGTTACAACAAGATCCACAAGGTTCACAAATTAAAATTAATACTATGGTTGCAGCAAGAGTTGCTGAGTTAACTATGGAACTAGCTAAGAGTGAAGCTATGGGTCAACAAAAAGATCCACTAGTTGCATTAAAAGAAAGAGAGTTAGATTTAAAAGCTATGGATCTTCAAAGAAAATCAGAGCAGGATATGACCGGTAATGAGATTAGAGAAAATGAAATGGATGAAAAAATTGATTTAGAGAGAATGAAATTAGAAAATAATGAAGATCAAGCAGCAGAAAGAATTAGAATAGCAGAAGAGAAACTTGAGATTGCTAGAGCAAAGAAAAGAGCAGGTAAATAATGAAAAGAAAAATTAGAAAATTTCGTGGTGGAGGAATGGATGCCTCAAAACCAGATTTTAAAAGTCCTGATGTTAATAAAAATATTGATAAAGGTAATAATAAAAATACCCCAAAAAGTAAAATTGGTCCAGTTGTAAGAGACGCTCCCTTTAGAAAACCTTTTGGAACTAAAAGTAAAATCGCAGCTACTCTTGTAGGCTTAGGCCCTGTTACAACAGTAGGTAATTTTGCAGCTAAACAAACTTATAAAGGTAGACAAAAGTTTGCAAGAAAAGAAGGCTTGTATAGAGATTTTTATAGAACAACAGGCAATACCTTACAACCTAATTCACCAACAGGTAAAAATTATTTAAAGGATGCAGGGTTTAATAAAAAAACTCCTACTACTCCTGATCGAGGTGGTAATAACAATATAGCTCAAACAACTAAACCTGTTGATCCGAATTTAGTAAAACCAAAAGAAAACTTTTTTAATTTTGTAGCTTATAAAGTTGGAGGATTATCTGGTGGAGTAAGTTATGGACCACCACCAAAGAGAGGCCCTAATTCTCAAGTTCCTCCGGTCAAATTAAAAAAAGGGAGTAAAAAATAATGTGGTTTCAAGCTATTAAACTTGCAGTATCTGCTGGATCAAAAATTTATGCTAACAAGCAAAAAACAAAGATGGCAATGTCGGATGCACAATTGATGCATGCGTCTAGAATGGCCGAAGGAAAAGAAGCCTACCAAGGAAAACTTTTAGAAGCTAGACAATCGGATTGGAAGGACGAGGCAGTTTTGATAATTTTGTCGTTGCCTATAGCAATTCTAGCCTGGGCAGTCGTAAGTGACGATCCGTCAGCCATGGATAAAGTAAAACTGTTTTTCGAGATGTTCTCAGAGCTTCCTAAATGGTTTACAAATTTATGGATCCTTGTCGTGGCATCGATATATGGAATTAAGGGAACTCAAATATTTAAGGGTGGTAAAAAATGAATCTAGAAAGAGATTTACAAAAACTTAAAAAAGAAAAACAGATGAAAGAATCTGCTATTGCTCAACTTAGAAAAAGAAGTAAAGATTCTGTAGCTAGACCTAGAGCGGAGAAAAACATTTTATCAGATAACCCAGAGATGCAAAAAATTTAATGATAACTTGGATTGTAGAAAAAATATACCATTATTCAACTTCTTTAACTTCATGGTCATGGACTTGGCTATATGGAGTACGTAAAGAAAAAAAAATAGATTACTCTAAATACTCTAAAGGTGATTTAAAAAAACTACAATCACAAGGCAAAATAAAAAGTATTTACTTTCCTTACAACTAGTCTATAAAACCCTAATGATACAAGGGGACAGTACTGAATACGAAATCTTAGAAGAAGCTTGTAAAACTTTAGGCAACAATCTATTTACAGCTGAGATAGGCGTGAGACAGGGTGCTGGAACTAAGCTTATTTTAGATACTCTTAAAGATAAAAAACATTGGCATATTGGAATAGATCCATATGGTAATTTAGATTATGAACATTATGATAACTCTGGTTCATATACTTGTGACTATACTAACAGTATGAAATTACAACTAATCAAAGATATTGATTATGAAAATTTTACATTGTTTACTATGGAAGATACTGAGTTTATGGAAAGGTTTGATGATGGTGTTCCAATCTATAGAGAAAAAAAAGAATTAATTACAAATTATGATTTAGTTCATTTTGATGGTCCTCATAAAACTACAGATGTTTTAAAAGAAGTACTATTTTTTTCAAAAAGATCTAGAGCGGGGACTGTGTTTGTATTTGATGATTACCCTAAATATAATATGGATTCAATTTTAAGAATTATAGTAAATGATTATGGTTTTATGTTACTGAAACAAGGTAAAAATAAAATAGCACTTAAAAGAAATTAATGCTTGATTATCACACAAAAGAACAAATAGTTAATGTAATTAATAAATCAGTTAAAGATATAAAAGATCACCTTTGCTATGGGGTTGATACGGTAGAACAATTGATGTATGGTCGAGGAAGACTCAGCGCCTTAGAAACGCTGCTTCAGGATATTAAAAACCTGCAAAAGGAGGATAACGATGGTACAACTGATTAAACCTAAACTTACTAATTTCGGAAACGAAAAAAATAAAGAAGAGGTCAAATCACAAATTCCAACAGATCCCAAAGGCATCAAAGAGTATCTTGAAATCATACCCAACCCAGTAGGATATCGTATGCTAGTTAGACCTTGGTCTGGACAAGCAAAAACAAAAGGCGGTGTTATTCTAGCAGATGAAACTCAAGACAAAATTCAAATGACAACAGTCGTTGGATTAGTTGTTAAACAGGGTGATCTGTGCTACCAGGATAAAGAAAAATTTCCTAAAGGTGCTTGGTGTAAAGAAGGAGAATTTGTTATTTATGGCAGATACTCTGGAAGTAGATTTCAAACTAAGTTCGGTGAACACCGAATACTCAATGATGATGAGATCATAGGAACTATAGGTAAGCCAGAAGATATTCTCCATTTATTTTAAATAAAGGAGAATAAAAATGGCAGAAGTAAAAGACTATAGTGCGGAAGCACTTATGGCAAAAGAACATGAGGTAGAATTAGATACCGATAATGTTAAAGAAGAAAATGTATCTGTAGAAGAAGTATCTAAAAAAGAAGACACACCAAGTTTAAATGTTGGTGAAGTTGATTTAGGTTATACAGATCACTCTAAACCTGTTGAAGACAATAAACAAAAACCTGAAATAGAAGTTACTGAAGATAAAGTAGAAACTTCTGAAGAACCAGGTGATAATGTTGGAAACAAAGAAGAAAAAGAAAAACCAAACCTTAATGAGTCGAGAAGAGATTATCAAAAAAGAATTGATAGACTAGTCTTTCAAAAAAGAGAAGCTGAAAGAAGAGAACAAGCAGCACTTGATTTTGCAAAAGGTATACAAAAGAAATTTGACTCAAATCTCCAAAAGTTAAATTCTACTGATGATCAGTATCTTAAAGAATTAGATGCTAGAGTAGATGCTCAAAGAGAACAAGTCAAAGTAGCCCTTCAATCAGCAATCGAAGGTCAAGACGCTTCTAAAATTATGGAAGCAAACGATAAATTAACTCAATTAGCTGTCGAAAAAGAAAAAGCTAGATTAGAGCTAAATAATCGTGAAGAAAAAAAGAAAGCTGAAGAAGAAAAAAGTAAACAACAACAAAACGTACAAGCCGAACCTCGAACAGCAGAAACATCACAACCTACTCCACAAGTAACACCTAAAGCCAAAAAATGGGCTGAGGAAAACACGTGGTTTGGAAATGATGAGGTCATGACTAATGCTGCTATTACTATACACAATAATATTTCTCAAGAGGGTATTGAAGTGGACAGCGATCAGTATTATAATGAAGTTAATTCAAGACTGAAAGGATATTTTCCTGAAAGTTTTGGTAACACTAATGATGAGCTTAAAAAAGAGACACCGAAACCCGTCCAAACGGTTGCCTCAGCTGGTCGTAGTCAACAAGGACGCAGAACTGTGAAACTCACCAAATCGCAGGTAGCTATCGCTAAAAGATTAGGGGTGCCACTAGAGGAATACGCTAGATACGTGAAGGAGGATAAATAGTATGAGTACAATTAAGAGAACTTCACGGGAGTCAGAGACTAAGGTTTCAAACGAAGCTAAAAAAACTTGGGCTCCACCATCCAGTTTGGATGCACCACCCGCACCGAACGGTTACGCCCATAGATGGATACGTACTACCGTTCAAGGTTTTGAAGATACAGCTAATGTATCTAAAAAATTAAGGGAAGGATGGGATTTTGTAAAGGTCGAACAAGTTGAAAAAGAAATCGGCACTAACAGATATCCTTTCTATACCGAAGGCAAATACGAGGGGTGTATTGGAATTGGAGGCCTTGTGCTGGCAAGGATACCAGAAGAGATTTTGGTCGCACGTGCTGAGTATTTTGCAAAACTTACTCAAGATAGAATGAACGCTGTGGACAATGATCTTATGAAGGAACAGCACCCAGACATGCCTATCAATATTGATAGACAGTCAAGAGTGACCTTTGGTGGTAGTCGTAAAAAATAATTTTTTTGCAATACCTACAGGGGTAAAAATAAACTGTTAAAAGGAGAACACAACTATGTCAAATCAAGTAGAAAAGTTTGGTCTAAGACCATACAGAAAACTAGATGGAACACCTCTTGTTGGAGCCCAAAACAGGTATACGATTGCTTCAAACTATAACACTGCGATTTTTCAAGGTGACTTAGTTGAGCCCCTAACTTCTGGAAATATTCAGAAGCATGGTGCGAATACATCGGATGCTGTTGTGGGTGTTTTTAACGGATGTTTTTACACAGACCCAACTACGCAAAAGCCTACATACAGCAACTTCTACCCAGGTAGTGTTGCTGCATCTGATATCACAGCGTTCATCGTTGATGATCCAGATGCTGTATTCTTAATGGATGCAGATGCGGCTTTTACAAGAGCGGATTTGTTTAAGAATTACTCTGTTACTAACACAACAGGTGTTACACAAACAGGAATATCAAAAGCACAATTAGATGTTAGTGCCTCAGGCACTGCAGCTACTTTTGCTGTTCAAGCAATAGACATTTCACAGGACCCAGAAAATTCTGATACTGCAAATGCTAATGCTAATATTCTTGTTAGAATCAACAATCACTTCTATAGAAGTGGCACAGGCTTATAATAAAGGATAAATAATTATGGCAATATCACGATCCCAACTCGTAAAAGAGTTAGAGCCAGGTTTGAATGCTTTATTCGGCTTGGAGTACAATAGATACGAAAATCAGCATGCTGAAATTTTCGTAACTGAAACATCTGACAGAGCTTTTGAAGAAGAAGTAATGTTAAGCGGTTTCGCTTCTGCACCAACTAAACAAGAAGGTGCTGGAGTAGTTTTTGATCAAGCAGGTGAAACTTTCACAGCTAGATACA